GGCACCCTTTAATGCCCATCCCACTCCTGGCACAGGGAGCGCAACTGCGGATGCAAGCTGTGCTGCCCGTTCCATTTGTGGGTCAGCCGCTGCTGCCGCGGCATCAGCTGCACGTGTGGCTGCGAGATTTCCCGAATAGTCGCCTTGCGTGCCACCGATGCCCGTTGCAGTTTCGAACGCCGCTCGAGCTCGATCGCTGAAAGGCAGATTGGCCAATGACCTCGTTGATAGCCTGCCGAGCTTGACTTCGTTCTCGCCAGCTATCTGAGAGGTCGGGCGTCCCTGTGCATTCGGGTCATAAGACGTTAGCGGCTGTTCTCCAGGCGCATAGTCAGGAACGGACTGAGGCACGGTATAGCTGCCGCCAAACCGGCTAGGCCGAGTAGCCGGCGCCGCCGGGATAAGATCATCGAACATGCCACCAGCAGGCGCTGCCGGGGCAGTTGCCTGTGCTGGGATCAAGTCATCGAACATACCGGCCATGTCAGAGCCCAGTCGGATCTATGCCCCGCTCACGCAAGCGCTTGATAACAGCGTCGCGCGGAGCACCCTTGGCAATTGCGGCTCGAGCCTCGGCCAATCTATCCGTCTGAGGCGCAGCCGCACCGGCAGCAGACGCGGGTGCGCCTGCCGGCGCGCCCTGTGCCGCGGGTGCGCCACCCTGAGCCGGAGCAGGCGCCCCCTTCTGCGGTAGGGACCACGTAGGCTGCGGTGGAGTAAGGGATTGATACTTCTTCCACCTGTCCGATGTCTTCGGTATCCCCTCGAAATCGCCTCCCACCTGCCCGAGTTCCAGGCCATATTGGATCATCGCGTGGAGGTTAGCGAGAATTTGATGGCGGCCCTCAGGAGTTGTAGTCATCCTGCCGAGCACTTCGGGGCTAATGCCAGCAACACCAGGCGGCAATTGGGTCTGAAGATTGTTGACGAGCGCACGGAATGTATCGATGCTGCTCAAGTTGTCGCCGATAGGCAGGCCGGTTTTCTCCTGGGCGAATGCCTTGAGTTTGGTGATTGTGCCAATGTCCTCGATATTATCGGCGGCCTTGTCAGCGAGATCGATCACGCTCAATGCCCCGCGATATTGCGGCACCGCTGCTGCTGACTTGCCCATTGTCGTAAGGGCTTGCTCTTGCTGCGCCTGGAGTGCCTGCTGGTCGCGCCAATATTGCTGCCATCCGGCTATAGTTGTCGGCATACCGGTGGCGGCTCCTGCGGCTGCGGGAGCTCCTACGCCCGCGCCTCCACTCCCTGGGAATGCCGTCTGTCCGGTAGGCAGACCGCCTATCGTTGGCTGATAGGCAGGGACAGACCCTCCCGAGATTGCCCCGGTCAGCATGCCCGGCGCGACCTGCGACTGACCAGGCGTCCCGCCCGCCGGCAACCGGCCAGGAACCGCATAATGGACGCCGCCTGTGGCGTCGGTAAAGGGCTGCGGCGTATACTGGCGTTGAAGTTCGGCTCGCTGCCATTCCGGAACGTTGGGATTGACAAGGACATGCGCCAATTGGTCGGGCGGCATTCCTCCCTGTGCGCCCAGAGGTGCATTCTGCGCCATTTGGACGGGCGCTGGCTGACCTCCGGCTCCCGGAGCCATCTGCGGGCGCTGCGCCGGCCATGGCACGCCAGCGCCCGGCTGCGGGCTTCCTGCGGCATATGCCATCGGAGCGCCCCCCTGACCCATGAGGGCCGAAGCGAGAGCAAGCCGCCGGCTGTAGCCGTTTGAATTTTCGGGATGCTGCGGGCTATAGCCTCCAGGCCGCTCATACATCAGCGCAGCCGCGGTTGCCTCTTGCGGAGTCCGCGCAGCCCTAAGCGCTTGGCCAGCTGAGCGCTCGGTTCCAAAGCCAGGGTCGTCAGGGGAGCCAGACAGCCCCATTTCGACAAGGGCAAATTGGCGCTGCGCGTTGGAATCATTTGGCGACATGCCATACTTGCGGGCAAATGCCACCTCATTGGAATGGCGCGGATCTCCGGGACTGTCATGCCATTGGCCAAGGCCGGCCGATGTGCCGCTATCGCCTACGGCAGTCGTCCTGAAGCCACTCTCGGCTCCAAAGCCGCCGACAAGCCCGGCAGCCCCCGCGTTGCCGAGTGTCGGTGCATAGTAGCTTGCCAGATCGCCCGCGCTCGAGGACGCACCGCCACCCGCTTGTGGTTGGGCAATCGCAGGAGGCATGCCACCGCCTTGCGCGCCACCAGCGGGCGTATATTGCCTAGCTGATCCCTCAAGCCTCTGCTGATCGAGAGCCGCCGCCTGATCGCGCAGGCGACTCGAGCCCCAGGCATTCGCAAGGGCACCAAGCACTCCGGCCCAGCTTTTGGCTTCCGGCTGGTTGGCCAGAAGCTGTGTCGCTGTGGCGCGCAGATTGGCAACCTGCTCCGGCGTGATATAGGCCGGATTGATGAAATTCGGGCTCTGCTGAGCCGCCGCGTCGAGCTGCAGATCGTTCGTGAAGTCCATGGATCAAAGGCCCTTGAACGGATCGAAGCCGCCTATCCCGCCGAATAGCCCACCAATGGCACCGCCTAGGCCGCCAGCGCCGCCGAACAAGCCCGTGCCAAGGCCACTAGCCAGCGTTCCGAGCCCACCCATCGTGTTCTGGAATTGGTTCTGTTGGTTCTGGTAGTAGTTTTGCGCCTGGCCCTGATAGTTCGGGGGCTGCACGCTCGCGGTCGGCGTATTGACGAATGGCTGCGATACTCCGCTGATGCTGGCGCTGGGCGAGGTCATTCCGAATAGCCCCGCTAATGTCTGCATGGGCAGTTGGTAGTTCTGGACCGCCTGAGCATAGGCTTGCGGCTCGAATTGCATGAGTGCCGCAGCATTGGCCTGATCTTGCGATGTGTAGTAGCCACGCATCGCATTGTCCCAGGCTGCTGACCCTTGCGTGATGCCCTGATCCTGAAGCTGCGATTGCAGGTTGCTTAGCTGGTTCTTGTAGGTCGGCTGCATATAAGAGTTGAATGCAGCCATCTGCGCCTGAACCTGCGGCGAGGACATCCCCAGCAAGTCCGGAGGCTGGCCATAGAGATTCCCAAAGGTGCCCGCAAGATTGCTTGCGGTATTGGCGATGCTGCCCTGCGTGTTCTGAAATTGATTGAGCAACGTTTGAAGCTGAGGCGTAAGCTCCTGCGTCGCGTACATGCCATTGCCGGGCGTCCCCGTATAAGTCAGAGATCCGAATGGCGTGACTTGGTTGATCGCGTTCAGGCCAATCTGGTTGACCCCAGCCTGCTCGTTAAAAGCCTGCTGGATCGGGGCCAGAATTGCCGGGTTGGTTTCCTGGGCGTTAGGCTGACTTAGGCTCATTCAGCCCTCCGAGAAGGCGAGTGGCGTCTGTGGCGAGAAGGCCGAACATGATGGCATCCTGGGCTCGAGATGGCCCATAATAGGAGCGCAATAGGCCCTCGTAGCGGAAGCCGAGTTTGGTTAGATGCCGCGCTACAATCTTATTGCTCCGCGGCGTTCGGCAGGTCACGCGATTAACCCGAAGTACCCTGAAGCAGAACAGCGCTATGCCGCCGGCCACGTATCGGCTCAAGCTGCGTGGTCCCCAATAACAAAGCTCGACATTCGAGCCGTTGTAGTCGTGGAGCGTTGCGGCTCCCACGATCCGGTTATCGCGATCGACAATGCCGAGGGCCGATATCCATGGCGCAAGGCCGGCCGCGTATTTGTCTTTGGCCCATGCTGCTACGGCTTGATCCTGGCCGAAGAGGAGGCGCGTCATTGCAAGTGCGCCTCACACATAGGCCCCAGTTTCCGCGGTGATGTTCCAGCCGTTGAGCTGAAGCACGACCTTTTGCGTCGGGTCAGTGCGATTGGGCTGCGTCGTGACCTGCGTCACAATCGAGACGTAGTAACCTGTTCCGGCCAGCGCAATCCAGTTATTAGTATTCGAAGCAAGTTGAGGCCACACGAACTGATCCCATATGGCCTGATCCCATTCGGGTTGGACGACTCCCGCAGGTTGCTCAGTCGAAAGCACCGATGCGTCCTTAAAATCGACATTGATGCCAACGCTTGGGATCGCGACCCCAGTTGTCGTGATGAGAGGCTGGAGCGCCGTGTAGCGTTTCCTCTGCGGCGCGCTGCCAAAGGGATTATAAGCCGTTTTCGCGATGCAGGAGATGTTCTTGCCGTCGTCGCCAGCCCCGACATCCCACTGGAACACCGTCCCGTTGTTGCCTCCGAAGAAAACGTTGTCCTGCGCGTCGACCTCCCAACAATTCGCGTTGATCCCGATGAACTGACACCATGCGCCAGTGATCGTGTTCATTGCGTATTGATATTGCTGGACATTCTCCTGCTGCGGAATATTCAGGATGCTCAAGGTGCCCTTAGCATACTCGATGATCTGCCAGCCGAAGTTGGTGAAATACAATTGCGCGCTCTGCGCCATCTTATTGAGGATCTTGCTCGTCAGCGAAACGCGGTTGGCCGCGGCGCGGTCCGTCGACAGCATCTCGGACATTCCGATCACGCCGTCGATCGTGATGATGAGCAGATCGCCCGAAATCCGCGACAGGCAGCGCGTGCCGATAGGCCGGCCTATATCATAGCGCCCGACGAGAGACCATGTATTGCTCGTGCTCGGATCTGTCCCCGCATAGACGATAACCTGGCCCCTGGACGTAACGAAAGCCATATATTCGTCGACCGTTTGCCGGGTATCAATCGTCCATGTTCCAATCGCCACTACATTGCCGCCCTTGCTCATCAACTGACCGAGCGGGAAAGTGGCGGCGCTCCCCGTGATTGTCCCGACCCCCGTCATATAGACGGGATTGGTGCTGTTCGCTTGAACGAACCAAAGCCGTCCTTTGTGCTGTGCAACCTGGATGAATGAAGACGGCGTGACGCCGCTGCCAGAAACGCTCAGATTGGTCCATGAACTGCCATCATAGAGCAGAGGCGCATCGACGCCGTTGCAGACAACGAGATACTGAACCGACGACGGATTTGAGAATTGCAGGTATTGCAGCCTCGAATTCGAGAGCGTCGTGATCGAGGTGGCGACTGCCACGCCGGGATTGGAGCAGTCGTAGATGGTCGTGCCGGCCGCAGCAAACAGGTTATTCGTGCCGTTAAAGCCGTTATATGCCATGACCGTCTGGACGGGCGTGCTTGCGTCGCCGACGCCCGTGCAGCGCTTGATGAAGCCAGGGCGCGGCTCAATGTAGCCGGGGCGCGGGATCCAGTTGTCAAGTTGCACCGCTCGATCAATTGGCATGTTCGCCACGGGCGAGATGGCATCCCAGCCGCCTGTCGGCGCTGGGAATGGAACGGCCTGCGCGACGATCTGCGGCGGCCGACGCTTGACGGCAGCTGTGCGGCGCATGTCAGACCCCGATATGCCATTGCCGAAGTGCAATGGCATCCTCCAGCGCATTGTGGGGAACCGAAGAAACACAGCCCCCACCGCCCCTGGTATTCACAAGCTCGAAAAACGGAAAAATCATCAATTGACGGCCCCCAACGTCGCAAAGTTGCGCACATAAATGCGCTATGTCCTCAGGCCAATCAGCTATTATCTCAAGAGGATGATCCTCAAGAGAGAGAAGATAGGCTTGCACGGCCGCCTTGAAGCGCTCCTCTCCCATAGGCTGCGCCTTAAGAACTGGAAGAACGTGATCCTTAACCCATGGATCGATATCGCGCGGAATAGCCCGAACTGCATAAAACGGCTCGGCATCGAGTTCTCTCGGAACCAAGGCCAGGGAAATGAGATCACCGCCAAACCCGTTGAACTCGGTGTCCAGATATACAAGCATACTAGGAACTATTTGGACCGCTAGGTCCAGGGTATGAGCCATCCTGCACATTACTACTCGTGATGAACAGATTCTGCCGCATCGGCGCCAGCGAAAGCGTCTTGTTGCCGCCGTCATTGGCATAGAGGCGGTTGACAAAATCAACAGCCTCGGCCTGAAGCGGCGCATAGTCCCAGCCCTTAATCTGGAAATAACGCCATTTCACACCCATAATGATAGCCTGGGCGCTCAGCACCGTATAATCGGTGTCCGCCAAGAATGTCGTCTGCCCCGTCTGTGTAAACGGGTTAATGACGACCCAATTGGAGATATACTCGAAAGCCAGATCGATAGGCGTGTCGAGAGTGCCGGGGGGAGGCCATAGACGATAGTTGTTGCGCAAAATCGTCGAAGAGAAGTCAGACGAGAAATCGTTGTTGAAATCGCCAGAGAAGCCGCCTGGGATAACGGGGCCAATCTGCCGGAAATGCCGGCGTGGCCCAATGGTCACTATGCCAGAACGATGCCATTGGTCGACCTGCGGGCTATCCGGGCCGAGGAGCGACCATCGGTTGGTTCGATCCCACCAAGTCTGATTGATGAACCGCGAGAAGTCAGGCGGCTCCGCATAGGTATCCCGCGCAAAGGTGCAAGTTACGCCCGTTTGCGTGCCAGTAGCAGGCTCACTCAGTGTCACCTGAGTGTTTGAATCAACGCTTACCACTCGCGCCGCAACGGGGATATTGCCGGCGTTGCAGACGAACGTATTCGCGTTTACCCCCGCCGTGGTGGGGATATTGATGATCTGATATGAATTGAGCGTTGTGTCGCCTGTCGTGATAATCGGCTGAGCGACATGCAGATTAAATTCGGCCTGCAACACCGTCCATTCCTTGTCCTGCTGAAGTTCAGTCAACTCACGATTGACTAAGCGATAAATCTGCTGGACCTGAACGTCAGTCGATCCGATCACGACAGCCGGCTCCACCAAACCCATCTCGCCCATTGCGGTCTGGACAATCTGAAGAAGGGTAAGGGGCGTTTCCATCGGTCAGTATCGGTCAGGATTAGGCGCTGACACCAGCAAGCCACTGGGGAGCCGACGTGCCGGTCCCAGAGACACACATGGCCATCAAGTACTTGTTCTGCGCGACTGTGATGGAGGCCGAGGTCGAGCCGTTGAGCGTCGAGCCGTCGCCGGCCGGGAAGACAAGCGCCGAGGTCGCGGTCGAATTGAAGAAATAGAACTCCTTTAACATCGGAGGCACCATCTTGGCGGTCGGGAGCACGAAGGCGGTCTGGCCGCTTCCCGTGGTGCCGATCGTCACGCTCGTGGTGATCTGCGCCCCGCCGGTCTGAGTGGTGGTGGTGCCGGCCACGGTCGAAACCGCATGCCCGACACGACCGGCAAGGGCCGCTGCCATGCCGAGGCCCGTCAAATCGGTAGTGATCGCCATTTCAAATGCTCCTTATTCAGCTGCCGGCGGATTTCGGGGGCCGTCCTCGTCGCCGCGGCAGGGGCTGTTGAGGATCGTATGAGATGGAAGGTCCGGAAACGCTGTCATTGAACTGCACGCCCTGATCTGCGGCTTCCGTAGTCCAATCGGCGCCAGCGCCGGGCACCACGGGAGGCAGATATGCGGTCTCGAGCAGGGCGTTGGCGTGGACATCGCTCTGTGTCGTCCAATCAGGCTTGACGGATGGGACGGACGAGGCATGCCCTTGAGCCTGAGGATGGACCTTCGTGCTCGGGACCATGGTCGAGCGGATCCCCTGCTCGACTTGAGCGCGCAGGCGATCCATCTCGGTTCGCATCTGCGCCATCTGGTTTTCCATAGTCGCGATCTTGTTGTCGCGGGCGTCGAGCTCGGCCTGTAGCTTATGGAAGCCAACGCCCTTGTTGGCCATCTCGAGATATTTGCGGGCTTTCTCGCGCCATTGGAAAGCGCCCATGCCGATGTTCTGGAGAGCGGTATCCTGCATTTCCGCCATCTGCTCGACCACATGAATGCTGAGGCCGCGCAGGTTCTCGGCGATGTGCGGATGCTGCGGGAACATGAACTCGATCGGAGTGCCTTCCGGCGCCTGCTCCTGCTGTGCCTTGTACTGTGCATACTGGCGCGGAAACCGCGCCGGCGCCCAAGGCTTCAATCTCAGAGGATCATCGTTATAATCGCGCTCGCCCGGCTCTTGGATGAAGACATAGGGCTCCATCTTGTACATCGTCCGGCCATGCTGCTCCGAAAGCGCCTGATCGATAACCTTCTTGTCGTAAAAGCGAACGTTCTTGCGGCTGTCCGGCGCACTGAAATTCCCGACTAGAACGCCATCAACGCCGCTCTGCCGAAAATTGATATTCCCGTCGCCGGGAAGAGGCTCGAAATTCATGAATTCTCCTGATGTCGGGCCGGATGTTTCATGTGAAACATCACGCGCTGAACCAATCCATTGGCCGCGGCTTGAACTTTGGAACTTCCGCCATTTCGGCGAACTTTTCCGGCCAAGGCACGCATTTGACGTAGCAAAGCTTGACCCACTTCCCTTTGACGAACTTGTGAGCCGTCAATTTGGAAGGGTTACGCGGCGTTATCGGGATCCAAGTGATGGGCGCGCCGATCTCGTCCTCAAGCGATCGCGGTTTTCGAGTCACCCACATCCTCTTTCATCCGGCAGCGATTGAGCTTCTCGCCGATGTGGCCCATCTCGCTCGTAAGATCGAGGTCGCACCAGATCTCGATACCGAGGTCTCGAGCCCGTTTGCAGAAGACATAATCCTCGCTGGTGAAGACCGGCGTGTGCTCCTCGTAAAACCACGGGTCTTCGATCTTGCGAAAGACATCCATCTTGATCATGAGGAAGCCGGTCGGCAGGCCATTCGCCTGCACAAGGCCAAACTTGCCGTCCTCGTTCCCCTGGCGAGGGGCCTCTGGCCAAAACCGCCCCATCATCTCGTGCGGCTCGTATTTCCTGGCATAGGTGCCCCCCACGATGTCTTTATCGTGGGCGAGGAGCCGAAGGCAGGCATCGGCCGGAAATGTCAGATCAGGATCAACGAATAGAAGATGCGTGACTTCGACTTGCGAGTTGTCGAGAGCAGTCCGCACTATGAAGTTACGACTATCAGCAACGCAGTAGGATTTCCGAGAAAGGAAAGCCAACGACGTTCTTTGCACCGTATGCGCCGCCATTAATGCAATGGCCAGGCCGCTCTCGGCTTTCCAATACTCCCCCGACGGTATCGCTATTGCGACAAATGCCATCAATCTTCCCTGTTGAAAAAGAGGGGAGCCAAAGCCCCCCTCTATTGGTTAGGTGGTCAACGAAATTTCCGGGAAGTTGAGCAGGCCCGGAGCATTGCCGGCACTCGTGCCATTGGCGGTCGTCAGAATGATACCGTTGATCGCCGTATTGCCGGTTGAGGCGGTGGTGAGTTCGCCAGATGTGGCCGAACTGTACATCTGCGCATTGGCCGAAGCCGAAGCCACGACCAAGATGGCAGGGCACAGCCCCGCCACCTGCACCCATACGCCTTCATAGTTGGTCGTGGTGGGCGAGGCGAGCGCAGTCGCAACCTGCGACAGGACACCAACCTGCATACCTATGGCAGAGGTCGCCGAGGTCGAGGTCAGAGCGGTAGCTTTCCAGCTTGTATCCATCGAGACAACAGTGCCGATGGCATAGTTAGCAGCCGAGGAGCAGAACACCCACTCCGAATCATCGAGACCGACCGTCTTGGTCCCGAACGTGAACGGCATCGCCGGATATTCCGGGTTGCTTGTTGTGTTGACGACAGAGACGACGTTGAGGGCAACGCCATCCATTGCGAGGGTCGAAAAGTTCGAACCCGAAGCGATTGCAGCCATGTCTGTGGCTCCTTCATAGATCGAGTTACGGGGATTGGTTGATGTGTCGGACCTATGGTGAGGAACGACAGGCGCAGATCCGCCAACGAGCGCGAATTGGTTTCCGGTCGAGGGCGGATGAGAAATGGGTGGCCGCTGATAGGCTCAGCGGCCGAAGTCTAGTGACTCATCAGTTGAACAGAACGCCCTGCAAGAAGCCGCAGCTAAGCGTCATGTTGCCGGCCCACCCCATGAGGGCGACCATCGCATCCTGGTTAACACTGAACCGCTTTGGATCCAAAGGAACCATGTCGCGGTCGGCATGCGGACGCCAATGTATGAACCTCGTGTTGCAGTCTGTTACCTATTGAAGTAACCGCGCCTAGCGATTACATTCAATCGGGCCGATCATTTCTGCCGGCCTCTCTACATCCCTGTAGAGTTCAGAGCACATCTTCTCTTCCGAGGTTGGCACATGCTCGTTACACACGCCCGGCGGCTTGGCCGCCTGCTTGGCTCGGGATTGTCCTTCCGCACCCTTGCGGGCCGGGCATCGGAGTTTCCCCGAATTCGCCAACATTCCAATCTCCACCTGGGAGGCATCTGCCTCTTACTCAGAGACGGCCCCGTGCATCAATGAAGACTGTGTGATGCCTCAAGGAAATACATGGAGTTCGCCGGGGCGCCGCCGACCGCAGTGCCGCCGGAATAGTCGGCAGCAAACGGATCGGTTGAGAATCCCTGGAAGCCGCCATCCAGCACCACGTCAGCGTTCATGTACTTAACGCTGTCAAAGCCGATCTCCGCCATGTCGGGCGTCGTGTCGGTCGTCGTGATGCGCTGGATCGCCTGAAGACTCTCGAGATAGAGCCTCCAATAGGCATTGTCAGCGACAATCAGATCCGGCCTGTCGCGCCCACGAACGATGTTCGTGTAAACGCTGTTCATATAGTGCTGGATATTGGCGCTTGTGGCCGCCGCTCCACCACCGTTCGTACCGGCCGCCGCGGTCGCCTGAAAGTAGAAGTTCCTCCAGAATACCCAGGTCGCGCGGTCAATGCCGCCGATGACGCCCGAGCTCGGGGCCTGATTCACCAGGTTCTGCAACCCGTTGATCGTGCCCGTCACCGAGCCGTCGCCGTACATGCCGAGCGACAAGCCGTTGAGGAATGTTTCCTCGCCGTTCTCGATACGGCTTTCCAGCAGATCGATGATGGCTTCCTCGCCGGAGTTCTGCAACTCCTCGAGGCCGGAGATCGACACGGCAATAGCAGCCTGCCGGATCGGATATTCCGCAGACGTAAAGGTCTGCGAGGGGGCGATATTCAGGGTCTGATATCCCGAGTACCACTGAAACGTCGAGTTATTGGCGTATGCCAACTCTTGAACGATGGTACGTCCACCGGAAAACGTCTTAATCCGGTTCCTCGTCTTGAGACGCGCGATGAGCGCGTTATTGCGGGTGAAATTCGATTTGCTTGCGCTCTGCTACTTTCATAGCAGTCTAGACTATATCATTACCAGCATGTCATGCTGCGGCATGAGCCTTCTTGCGGGGTTGGCGATGGAGTAGATACCCGGTTCATTCTTCATGCTGGTATGGGGCGCTCGAGGGCTTTCATCGTCCGTTCTGGACTGTATAGCCTAGTCGTTGAAGCTTCAACCTATTCCTAGGTCGCTTGCCTGCTGATTACCCAATTTCCACCATTTTCAAACCTTCGCGCTTGCCGTTACCGGCTACGCTGTGGCGGCGGAACTCTAAGGGCTTCCCAGCAATTCACCCCATTTAATGCGGACTGATTTCAATCCGCCAGTTCTCCGGTTCTGTTGCGGAGAGTGGTCGTGACAATTTCGGAAAGGCCAGGGATGGCCATTTGGGGTCACTCCGTTTAAGATGAGGCCCGCCTTGCTTCTTGCCATACCTCAGCAACAGACTGCCTGACCGATTTGCCTCTGCCGGCCGCGCTTTTCGGAATGACCGAGCCGGAAGGCGTTCCGGCGCGTGGGCTGACATTGGCCTTGCGTGCCCTTTCCAGGGCTTCCCGTTCCTTGCGCTTGCGCTCCTCCTCGACCTTGGCGGCTTCGGCGGCTTGCGCCTCCTGGGCGGTCTTGGCGTCGGCTTCGCGCTTGGCGTTATCTGCAGCTTGCATCTCGGCGCGGATCTCGGGGTCTGCCCATGTCGCCTTGTTGTAGGCGTCCTCGAGCGAGGTGGCATAGCCTGCGGACATTATCTGTCCCATGGCAGTGCGCACCTTCTCAAAGTAGGGCTTGCCTTTGGAGAATTCGCCAATGTCGCTGTTGACCTTCGCCTGCTGCTCCTGTTGCATTCTCTGCTCCCAAGCAGAGACACGCTGATCGAGCGGCGCCATATAGCCTTGTAGGGCCTGCTGGACCATGCTCTGAATCGCGGCGCGCGGATCGTTGGGATCGGTGGGCTGTTGCTGTGGCTGGCCGGTAGCTCGTGGGGCCAGGGTTGAGAGATCGAAACCGTGCGACTGCGCGAGAGCCTGAAATGCTTGAGCCTTAGCCCTGGGGTCAGGGTTGGCAAGCGCATTATGCCACCCGAAAAGCATCCGGATGGCTTCTCCTTCCGTCTTACCATGCTGTTGTAGCAGCGGGCGGTAAGGTGAAAGTGCCTCGTCAATTGGACGGTAACGTTGTTGCAGTTGCTCGACGCCCTTTGCGGTGTCACTCTCCCGTTTAATAATGTCATTTCTCACGACATCTGGAAGAGTGTCCCAAATGGCTTTGACTTCCTTAGACAAGGCCGCGGGAGCTCCCGCTGATGCTTGTGGCACCTTTGCGGATTCGCTCGTCGCAGCCTTCGTCGGAACTTGTGCGGGCTCGGGAACGGTCTTCTCTGGCCGCTCGACCTTGGCCGGACGATCCTGTGGCGCATCCTTGTTCTCGGACGCGAATTTGCCGGTGTTCTCTTCACGCGCCCGCTGTGCTGCCGCAGCCTGGCGAGCGGGCGACGGATCATGCTTTGCCTTATCGAACTCGGCGCGCAGCGTCTCATTGAGTTTGCTGCGCTTCTTATCCTTCACAGACTGCCCTGGATCTCCGCGAGAGGAAGTCTCAACGGGCTCGGATACGGGCGTGCTCTTTTGGACCTCCGGAGCTTCGAGCTCGGCGCCCTGTTCCTCGATTGGCATGCAGGCTCCTAGTTTATGGAGTCGGAGGCGGCCTCACAGGCAGCCAATTCCGCGTCTTTTCCGATCGCGATGACCCGGTCGATTTCCTGAATTTGCGCCGACAGGTACTTGTGCAACAGAAGAGCGGCCGTCTTGGTCTGCTCGCGCTCGTAAATCGAAATCGCGTTATTCTGACCGATTTTGCCGGCCTGATGGTAAAGATCCTCGAGAAGGAACATGAGAAACTTGCGCGCTCCCGACATATCGGCAGGCGTCATTTCGACGAAGGGATCGCCTTCGGGCGTAGTGCGCCCGGTCTTTTCGATTAAGGTCGCGTTCTCTGGCACAGCGCGCTTTGGCTTCGCGCGCTTTAGAGGTTTGCCGTCGGCACCGAAAAGGGTCATGCCCGCTTAGCCCCCTACAGTCCAGCTTAGACCTTCGCTATCCGGTATAGCAGCGTATTCGTTATCTATGTGGTGCCATGGATATGTGTCACGCGAGCCATTTACAGATAGCTGGCATTCCGGCGCTTCCGCTCCGGTGATTTTTGCCGCGAACTTACGGGCCATACCCTTCCCACCGGAGCTAATCCCATGACGGACATATGGCATTATCATGCCAACAGGCATGCCATTCCATTTCCGCGTGTTGATGATGTAGGTCATCGAAGATCCTTCGACAGGAATCCGGCCTATGACAGGCCGATCCCTCAAATCGGGAACGGTGAAGGTCTTTCCATCCCCGCCATAAATGGCTCCCATCGCGCTCAAAAGCTCAGGGTAATGATCAACCGAGACGGTCGCGCCATTGCATTCCAGCCAGCCCGCAATGGTTTCTATTGGGGCAATAAGCAGCCTATCTGGCTTCCATGCCACCACCCGCATGATGTTGTCCGCCTTGACAACGGCCGGCGCGGCAACGAGCCCTAGTAACCCCCCTAGAAACCCACGGCGGGAAGGTATCACGATGCTCATCTGGCCTCCGCTCCGCCGCCGCCGCCATCGTTGGCCCTCATAGCGCCGAAATCCTGAAATGGCTGTTGCAAAACGTTAGAATTGGCCATCACTGGATTTCCCGACTGCGCTGGCAATCGCGTCGGGTTAATGGCCGCATAAGGATTGGTGCCGAGCATGCCGCCCCCCTGCTGCGCCGGCATGCCATAAGTGGCGCCGTAACCGGTCGCCATAGGCATTGGGCCAGGCTGTGCGGCGCCGAGGCCGCCGCCACCCATAAGGGCCTGAATATACATTTGCAGAGTGCTAGGGTCCATTACTGCAATCCTCCATCTCAGCGGCTCCTCAACTGCTCGATCGCGCGCTTGATGTCCATGGCGCGCTGGCGCTTGTCAAGCTTCGGCGGCTTGCGCGTCGGATTTAAACTCACATCGTTGCCGATCTCGCGACATCCGCTCTGCCTCGTCCATTCCCGGAACCGGCTCTTGCTATCACTGTAGCGGTTCATGGTCGGGTGCCAAAGCAGATCCTGCACATCTGAGATATGGCGCTGCGGGCCAGTGACCTTCGGAGCCGGAGCCTCCTCTACCTTATAGAGTTCGCCATTGCGAATAACATGGGTGACGGTCATACTACGTCCTCAACAGCGAGCGTCGGGCAAGCCGATCAACGCGAGAGCGAGGCTTCCGGCTCAATTCACGTTTCCGCTCGGCCGTCTTTTCCGCCGCTATGGCGTGCTCACGCATCTGGTTGCGCAGATCAATCGCGGCTTGAACTTGCGGGTCTGTCTCGCCTTCTTCTTCATCTGAAGGCGGGATATCGTCCTTGCCAAAGTTGACGCGTAGCACTCGATGCAGACGAGATCGCTTGTTGTTCTTCGCCTGCATAAACTCGCGCAAGCGCTTCTCTTCTCTGGCTTTGCGCTCTCTTATCGCCGCGGCAAGTTGGCTTGGCGTAAGCGTGATATCGACATCTCGGAGCGGAGGAGGCGGTGAAGGCGCAGCGGGCGTATACTGCCACGCGAATGTGTTGGTCCCAAAATCCTGATAAACCGGCTGCGAATAGAGGCTCGTCCCATCCGTCGTAAGGCTGGCATAACCGGCCGTCATGTTCGGATTGAGGTCCGTCATGACATGGACATCCCAAGTCGTGAAATCATCCTTGATGCTGATGATGCGGGTCACGCCATTGTCGGAGACGCCTCGCTTGCTCGAGGACATGACATAGGTCGTGCCGTTCGAGAAGGTCACGCCATCGATCGGGCGGTCCACCGCCGTTGCGAAATTCCCTCCATAAGCCACCGTGAGGTCAAACGAGGCGTTGTAAGACATATCGGCTAACTTGATTCTAGCCAGACTAACACCGCCAGATACCGTCTGATAGAGCACGTAGACGTAGCTCGGGCCGAGCCACGCATGCATCATAACGTTGGTCGGACTAGGCGAAACCCCACTTGACCAATTCGGGATAGACGAACCGATATTGATGATCGTTGCCGCGCCTGCCGACCAATTGTTGAGCGGGACCGCAATCAGCTTACCGGTCGTTGGCGCTCCGAAAAACACTCGGTTGCCGTTGGTATCGATTAGCGCATCGCCGTCGATAGCCGTAATGCCTCGCGATGTCAGATCAAGGACCGTCTCGGCAAACGTGCTCGAGGATATCTTGAGCGCGAGCGTCGAGTTGCCGTTCTGATCGCCCCGCGGCAGATAGACGTTGCCGTTGTAATAGCCGCCGTAACCGAAATAGGCAACGGGCCCGTTGGCAATTGTGCAGGGTATATCGGTGTCGCTCGCTCCCCCGAGCGTGAAGTTCGTCGGGCTGAAGACCAAGCCCGAGTATTTAGTAGTGCCCGTCTGCGTCCCTTGCGAAGTGATCCCGATGACGTTGCTGCCGTCTGTCACCATCTGGTTAATGGTGTTGCCGAGGCCCGCGTCGCCCCATACGATCGTACTGTAGGCATAGGATTGTAGATGGCCAGCATCATAGTTGGTCGTATTGATGCGGCAGATCGAGGCTCCCGAATTGAAATAGTGATAGCCGTTGAAGACGAGCTGCTGTTGCTGCTGCGTATAATAGGCTCCGTCGCCTGACCAGATGCTCGTTACATCCACGACCTTTAGCAGAGGATAGGTCGGCATGCGTCAAACGCCGGCCCCGTTCTGACGCTGCGGCGGCTGCGCCGTAACGCCCTCGAGTTTCTGCCTATGCGCAGCTTCTCCGGCCTCTAGCGTGCGCCTGTGGGCAATCTCGCCAGCCTCCATGCCCTGCTGATGCTGGCGCTCTATCATAGCGCCTTTCATCGCATGCTCCCGCTCGGCAATATGCAATTTCGCCTGCGTCTCGTGCTCGGTGAGGCGCATCTTAAGCTCCATCTCCTGCATTCTGAGTTGGAGTTCCCGTTCCTTAAACTGCGCCTCCATCTGCATATGCTGCGCTTCCATGGCGGCCCTGTCTTGGGCGATCTTCGCCTCAAGTTGCTTCATCGCCATGTCGCTCTGATGGTCAGCCGCAGCCGATTGAGTATCAAGCTGCGACTTCTGGATCTCGGCTTGCGCCTTGATCTGCTCAGCCTGCACCTTCGGATCAGGCGGCTTCGGTTGGCCCATGGCCGCCTTCACGTCCTTTTCCTTCTGGTCGATATATTCCTCGATGCTGCTTTCGAGATCACGTCCGACGCGGTATCCACGCACGACAAACAGCAGAATCTTGCCCAGCAGCGGCACGATTTCTGGGTCGACCTGCGCGGCCTGCATGCTCTTCTCTAACATGCCGGAAAGAGCCTGCATGAACTCGACGCGCGATTGCTTATCCTCGTTCGCCTCATTGACGATGGTGGAGTCGGTCTCGATATCGATCCGGAAGCCGCGCAGCTTGTCCTGACGCAGAAGCGCAATAGCGCGCTGGATCAGGTTCTGCTTCTCAGCCTCGGCAGCCTGGCGCTTCATCTCATATTTAGCCATGTCCATCTGATACTGGAGCATGGGGTTCGCCGGGGGAGCCATGCCGGACTGCGGCGAGACCGTGCTACTCGCGGGCAGTCCAGATGTGGGGGCAGACTGCAACCCCGGCGAACCTGGTTGAAGATTCGGAGGAGCCGCCGCACCCAACTGCGGTGCTCCTCCTGGCGCTGCTGGACGGGATGGGGGGCCGCCAGCGGGCACGCCAATCTGTTGCATCTGGGGGCCGCCATTGTGGCCCATCATCGGCGATGACTGCTCGGTCGGCGCCTTCGGAGGCGTCGGCATCTTAGGCCCAATGCCCTCATCATACATGATGCCCGAGACATCGATTAACGTCTCATCCGGGAAATGCTCGGAGATAATCTCGCCCATCATGCGGATGATGTCACGGCAGAAGCGGGCAATCTCGGCCTGCCGGTCCTGTAAGCGCATCGAGCCGAAGCGCCCTTTCATCTTCACGGCTTCGGCCGTTTCGCGCGGATCGCTCTGGCCCCGGATCACATCGGCGAGTCCCGTAATCTCATAAAGGTCATTCTTGACCTGATTGCGGGCCTCTAGAAGCACTTTTACGGCCTCGACCGACTGCTCGAGAGGGACGAAATCAACCGCACCCTTGAGCCCGCCCTTTTCCGCCAGAGTCGACCACGACTTGACGGCAATCATCTTGTTCTCATTGCCTTCGTCTAGCAGACGGGCGAGTTCCTTATTCGAGCCGTCATAGACGCCCCGGACCTGAATCGAGGAAATCAGATTCTCAAGGCGTGCAGTCAGCCGGTCGAGCTCATAAGCCTGATCCTGGTACTCAACATAATCGGCTACGGGCTGAAAGCTGTCGCTGGTCATCGTTGCCGAGAGCGGCTGAGGGCATGGCCAGAAGCCCTCAAGGTTCAAGGGATCGTCGCGAGGCTCTTCGAGCAATCGGTGGTAGCCCTTGGCGACGAAATAGACCTGACGATCATACTTGCACCAGATCTCATAGACGGTGGCTTTCTTGAGCCCGTCCATCATGCGGTCGGTGCGGACATGGCTGCGCTGGCGATCCATGTCTGGCTCGCGGTCGAGCGGGACTTCCTTGCCGATCTCCTCGCCGAAATTATCAATGAGATCCTGCCGCGTCATGTAGATACGGCGCGCGACCCACTCGACCTCCTCCCACGTCCGAGCCTTGGAGTGCAAAAAATCCTTCCAATTGATGTAATCCACGGCAATCGATGCGCCAATGACCTTTTCGGATGGGCTTTCGTTGGTGCGCTCGTCGCTCTCGTCGTGCTGGTGGGCCTCTGAAGTTCCAGAGTATCCATCGCCCACCGGATCGCCGCTGGGCTCTTGGAGCTGATCGTCGCCTCTACTGGCAACAGATGAGGAAGGACCAATTGCAGGCGTAAAACGTAGCCATGCGACACCTCTTCCTGGAAGGAGATAATCATAGACGCATTTGCTGACTGTGTCATGAAATCCGCAATCCATCATTTCGTAGCGCATGGCGCGCTCAAGAACCTGAGAGGCAACTCGCCCGACGACATCCTTGTCGAGGAAGCGCCGCTCCGCGATAGGCACCGGCTCGCGGCTGTAAAGGCTGGGTTTCAGCGTCTGAACATTGCTCCATAGGATATTGTACTTGCGCGGGCCCGTGTAGGTCTCGCTCATCGAGCCCGCCGAGCGCTCGTCGCGGTAGCGCTTTATGATCTCCTCGCCGCGCTTTTCCCACGACTCATTGTCGCGCTCGAAGAGCTCGATCTGGAGTTTCCATCTCGCGGCTTCGCTATCCACCCCCGACGAGTCAGAAGCGGTTATGACAGGCTTGCGAGCCATGGCTTTAAGCGAAATGCCTTCTCATTAAATCAACCCCACTTGCTTCGCTCAATCAATGGGCATTTCATAGGCGATCGAGAATTCCGCCGCCCTCGGATCGCCCCTGATCACCAGTTTAATGCCTCTAACATAGCCCGTGGCCAGCCCATCTCGCCGAATCATGTACTTCGCGATCTGCTGATACTCGGTGGGCGTCACCGCAAAGCGGAGGCGCTTTAGCAGTCGATAGCTCGGGATGTGCGAAGCCAGTTGCACAAGCTCATGCGCCAAACGCTCGCCTTCATTCCCCTCGATAATGCCTTCGCTCCCGTCGGTCATCATTTCTCGCGCGGCATCGCAATCTTAGGCTGCTTGTCACGGCCACCGCCTGAAATGCGCGGCCCCCGAATCTCAACCTTGGGATACGCTCCCTTTGCCAGGTCGATCATCTTGCCGGCGCGCACCGGGATAATCGCGGTCTTCGCGAAATCTCCCATCTTGACGCCCATCTCAGCGCTTGCCCTTGCGAGCTAGCGGAATGCGACGCATCTTGTCCGACTTGCCGGGGGGAGGGAGATCGGGCAGCGCAGACGAGCCACCTACACGCCCCGAGCGCGGGATGGGCTTGTTCACGCCTCGGGCGTAGCTCTTCATCTTCTGGGCCATCAGAAATTGCACTTTCCCTGCTTGAGGCCGGCACCAAAGCCCGGCATGCTGTCTGCCTTGCCCTGGCCCTTGAAGTTGCTGGCGCCAGTCTTCGGCGCAACGCTCGGGCTCGAGAACGACCCCCTGCGCATCAGGTTCTGCGCCCAGCCATTCGCGGCCTCCTGCGGCTTTGTCTTGTAGCCGGGCTGCGTGAGGACATGCGCCGAGCCAATGCGGCCCTTGCTGCGCGTGAGGAGAGACTTGCTCATCGAGATTTCCCTTTCTTGCCGCCATGCGCGGCCTTCCTGCCTTCGTGCAAGGCTATTGCCAAGGCCTGCCCGCGACTCGTAACCGTGGGGCCTTTCTTGCTGCCACTGTGAAGCCCGCCCGCTTTGAATTCCCGCATCACTCGCCCGACCTTCGCCTGCATCTTCGTGGGCTTTTTTGCCATCATTCTGCTCCTGAAGCATCCCCTGTCTTAAGTTGAAAATATCGGCACCAATCATCAGCATCGATCCTGCCGGCCACAATCCGACATGCCCCACCTGGCTCGAAATACATACAGATTCCGCAATGGCGTTCTGGCATGCCCTCCGCATATCCCGCTGTGGCCTTTCGGACCTTGTGGCCAGAGAGCGCGAGAGCACGGGCTACCGAAGAGCGAATGGCTTCGCTCATATCCGCCTCTCTCGTCCCCGCGGCCGTTCCTGCATGTTCCAGAGCTCGTCAAGAGTGACTTCCGGCAAGAAGCGGGCTTCCGGCTTCCGCTCGGGGTAATCCCCATGGCTGATATGGTCGAGAAGCTGTCCGATGAGACCGAGCGAATCGACTTGGTCGTCATGCTTGCCGGCGGGGAACATCAGGAGCTCAGAGCGGAAAGGCTCGAGCCACGGAGCATTCTGGGGCACATATAGCCCCTCGACCGCCATCCTGCCACGTATCGATTGTGCCCTCACAGCCTTGTCATGCTTGGAGGGGAATTGCCGCAGATAGGTATAGGCGTTGCGCTCGCGCATGCGGCGGCCCATGAAGGGCCCAAGCCCGGCTTTGATCTGGCCGCCCTCAACTGCCCACTCGATCGGCTCCCATTCCAAGACAAGATCGCAGAATGCCTCTATCCATACATCCGATGAAGCTTGCTTGCGCCAGATATCGAGGAGGAACATGCGCCCGGCAGGATCAACCCCGACCACGAGATGAACGGTGTAATCTCCGCCATCGGCCGTCACGGCATAGTCGGATGCGCCATAGATGCGCAGGATCTTCGGATCGATGTGGGCCATGTAGGGCCGCAGCCATTCCGCCTTGAAGTAGTCGCCCTCCTCCGGTGTCGGGCGCTGCTGGAACAGCGCAGCCCACATCATCGGGCTGGTTTCCTTATGGCGCGCTTTGAGGAACGTCGCGTAGTCGTATCCAGTTGGATCGTCCCAGAGCCATTCGCCCAGCTCGCGCCCTAGGATGTCATTGTCCTCGGCAATAGCCGGGATAGAAACGACCTTGGCGTTGATCTCGCCCGTTTTCACCTGCTCGAGCACATGCCCCGCTAGGTCTTCTTCATGCCACCTCGTATTATGGGTCCACACCCCGTTCGCGACGAAATTATGCGTCCCGTCTACTGACAGATCGAACACCCTTTCAATACCATAAGGCGTTACAGATATGATCGCCTCAGTATCGGGACCGCACGTATTCGATGGCGCGCTCCAATATGCTGGTATCGCGAGTTCGTCCGGCAATCCTGTTGCAATCGTTGCATAGGAGCCCGCGAAGTTTCCCTGTCTCGTGGTTATGATCGGGAACGAGGCTTGTGACCCAATGCTTGGGCTTTCCCGTATTGCCATCTGTCCGACAGATGGCGCATAAGCCATCTTGCTCCAGCAAGAGGCGTTCGAATTCACGTCCGTCAATCCCGTATCGCCATTTTCGGCGATAGGCCAAACGATGTTCAGACCTGACAGATGGCGCCCGATGTCCGGAAGCCCAAAGCGCCTTGTTGTAGTGACTGGCGCACATGGCGCGGCATCTAGCTGGCTTCTCGCATCCCTCGATTGAGCATGACATCCCGGCGTAAGAGCCACGCCGTGCCGGACGATGCGCATTCCAGGCTTCAAGTCTTTCGTTCTGATCCATTTCAAACCTTCTGAAAGAACAAGGAAGGGATGACGAGCATTAGCTCGCACCTCCGTCCCTCTCGTTCTTATCAAATAGGTTTGGTCAGGACCATTATCAATAATAGCAGTAACCTTTCCTGGAACAAAATAGTCGCCATTCCAAGAGGTAACTGCATCCCCAACGGCAATTTCATCAAGCCGCTTAAGCCGATTATCCGCCATCGTTATCCGCGTATCGCCTGCCAAGCAATGCATCATAACGCGACGAGCGGTCGGCTTCATGCGCATGGAATAGTCATCGAGGTACCACGCCCAGCGCTTTGCCCGTATCGTTGGCGAGAAGGCGTCCTCGCGAGAGCCGAATGGGTC